GGCCACTTACCCCTCACTGCTTCCCAATATTTCTCTACATCACTCATCTTTTATGGCTCTCTCATAAATAGTATTGAGTGTTTCAAACCCATTGTCATCTTTCTTAATGACAACAGAGGTGCGAATCATGGTTGTGCCCAGCTTTGGGTGATCAAACCCATACACCTTAGCCACCTCCACCTCACCATCCTCTGTCTCTATGAAATAGAAATAGGGATCACCTGCAAAACAAACCACTGGCTTTATCATAACAAATCTCCTTCTTCAATGTAATCGTTTCCAATTTTTAGCCATCAAAAGAAACTCTTCAAGTGTTGAATTGCTTTTCATGGTGTTCGCTTTAAAAGAAATTATCCAGACATTTCCTTTCACATATCCTTTAGTTGAGTCTATTCTATCAAGACTAGCGGAGTTTGGCTTAACAGCTTTTCTTCCTTCTGCAACAAATAAAGGTATGTTTAACAAGGGGCAAAATTCAGGGATGTCAAAATCATCTATAGAAATATCAAAAGCAAGTCCTGATTTTTTAGATCGTGCCCTTGCTGCATTTAATAAACGATTCTTTAGATTTCGCCTGTAATATTGTTTACCTTTTTCATGGATAATCTCTTTGTTTTCATCTCTGTATTTATGAACAACAGCAAGGACTTTTTCTTTGTTGTTTTCATAATACTTTAACGCTTCTTTTTTTAATTTCTCTTTATTTTTTTGATAGTATGTTTGATTGTATTGCTGAGATTGCTCTTTAGTTCTCATGTGATCTCCTTAGATATCTAAGTTATAACACTTAAAAACATAAATAGCAAACTCTGTTTTATAGGAGATCCCCCTCAGGCTCATCTTCTATTTCAAACATCCGACCTGTTTCTCTGTTGTATAAAAGATTACATGCTGGCCCTGTCTGTCCACTGTGCCTTGATTTAAGTACCCGCACTTTTGTAGTGTTACGAACTCTCATGTCTTCGGCTTGCCCATTTCGTTCAAGACCAATCACCATGTCACTAAGCTGAGCTATGGAACCAGAGCCACGAAGCTGAGCCAACGATGTTACAGCACCCTCTTCATGTCCTTTATCAGAGGGGCGTTTGAGATGGCTAACAATGATCAATGCAATATTTGTTTCTTGTACTAGCATACGAAGCTTGGTCATAATCTCATCAATAGCTTTTCGTTCATCACCACTCTCTTGTGCAGAAACAATTATTGATACATGGTCTAACATAATGTATTTGCATTCCATTCCTTTTGCCATGTATCGAACACGATTAACAATGTTATCCACAGATGTTGATCCGAAGTGATCAAATAAATATAAACGACCAGAGCCAAGAGTGGCATCAAAACAACGCTTGCGTTCTTCTTCGCTGATATCAGCATCAGGTAAATGTAAGGGTGCATTGGCAGCAAGACTCATTAAAGACAGTGCTGTTTTTCGTACACTCTCTTCCAAAAACATAAGCCCAATATTGTCTTTAGTTTTCTGAATCAAATGCCATACAATTTCACGCAACACTTGACTCTTACCTAAGCCGCTTCCTGCTGTGACAGTGACCAGTTCACCAAAGCGAATACCATATGTGATTTCATTAAGACCCTTCCAAGGATAATCACAGTCTGCTGGAGGCAACGGCTTTGACACCTCATCCCAGAGGCTAGAGCCTGACACAATGCCATCAGGTACAAACTGCTCAGCCCTCCACCACCTATCAACAAAGGCAGCTTCTTTGCTATCGCTCAGCCAATCACAAGCATCTTTGTAGTCGGTGGTGCCTTTAAATATTTTACATTTACTGCCAAACAATTCAGCCACTTCCTTAGAAGCTTTCATGCCATGCTCATCACCATCAAAGCAAACAACAATGTTTTCAAAGCTGTTGATATATTCATACTGTTCTTTGCAGTCTTTCAGAGCAGAGCCAGCACCATTGCGAATGGAGACAACAGGATATTTAGAGCCTGTCATTTGGAAAGCAGCCAGTGCATCAAACTCTCCCTCAACAATGGTGAGGTATTTGCCACCACTGGAGAACATGTGTTGTCCAAACAAGGTGCCTGTCTTCCAAGCACCCTCAGTGGAGAATGTTTTCTCTTTCACACCTCTCACCTTAGCAGCTACAAGCATGCCATCTTTGTTGTGGTAGGGGAAGTAGTAGCTGTTGTCTGTCTTCACCACTCCATACCTTTCCATCGAAGCCTTGGTGATGCGTCTGTCAGAGACAGAAACAGCATAGCCTTCGCTGTAAGCTTTTAAGAAAGAAGAAGAGGGGGTTTCATTGGTGGTGTCAATCACTGTGTGGTGTTCCTTAACAAGGGTGGAGGGAGTGTATGTATGGCATACAAAACACTTGGTGGACATGTCATCGTTGATGGCTAAGGCATCACTGCTACCACAAGAAGGACATGGTTGGTGGGTCTTAATGAAAGGCATTGTGCTTACTGTTTAATGAGTATATCAAAAACAAAGTAAGCAATCCCTAAATTAACAAAGAACATTGTGATCATTTCATTCCTTAACCTATAGGTTATTCATTTAAAGAGTAAATGAAACCTATAAGTATATATAAAGTATTAATAGGGAGGGTTCATGGTAAAGCTTTTCCTAACCACTGTCAAGACAGTAGTGCAGCATTACCACAAACCCCTGTTCATGGGCAACAACATTGGAACACTGTTGTTACATCATCCAGACTATTAGACTGTTGTTCCAGCCCCCGTCACTCGCTCTAGAATTATGCTCCACGATGGCAACTCTGTGACCAACCCCAAGTAGATGCCTTACTAAGTCTTTTGCCCTTGGTGCTACTCCCGACAAAAAACTAAAGCCCTTACTGCTGCTCACTGACATGGCGGTGTCAGATGGTTGAGCATGAGTAAAGGCTTTCATCAGACTGTTGCACCGCCATGCTTCAATCTGCTGGTAGTTTTACATACCTATAGGGGTGTTGTCAAGTGTGGTGTGCTTTTTATCAAGTCTTCGTATGCTTGAAACAACATAGTCATTCTTGAGTTGTGCAAAGCAGACACACCAATCAACATGTTAGCCATCTCATCCTCAGTGGTTGGCTCTTTTCTGTCCAGCACTGTCCAAAGAATTAGATCAATATCTTCTTTGGTTATCCATGCTGCCATGATGAGATCTTCAAGCTGGTTTAGTTTCATCTTTTTCCTCTATGTGTTTGTTGGCTTGTGCCAACGATTGAAAGTATACATCACACACTGTGCATCTCCACACAGTGCCTTCCTTCACCCTTGTCCTATCATCTAAGACACCGGGAGGTCTGGTTGTCCATGTTCGGACAAGCTCTATCACCTAAAGACAACCCTGAATGTGCCACAGGTGACACATTTAAACAAGCCTTGTCGTTCCTCTTTGTAAGTGTGGGCACACTTGTTCATATTGTTTCTTCCTGATAAAGTTCTCTGACAAACCTGCTAGCAACAAGATAGAAGTTGTGTGCTCTGGTGGTATCTTTCACTTCCTTGTGCTTAAGCTCAAGATGCTCAGCAGCACACCTAACACCCGCTTCAAAGCCCCTTAGGAACCACTGGTGCCTCTGCTCAGCCTGTTGCAAGCCTTCGTCTGTGACGGGTATCTGGAACGACTCAGCCCTACGCCATGCGTTGTATGCTCTGGTATGCATATCATTCCTTTCGCTTATATTCTGCGTTGTCCCAATAAGAAGTGCAACTCTTTTCTTCTTTGTTGTAGGGAGGCTCACAGAAATATGCTTGCCAATGGAGAGTGGGGGGTGCTGTGTGTCGATAGCAGGTGTCTTTGAGGGGACATCCCTGTCCCTCACACATTGAAATGTCAGCCATTGTTTTTCTCCTTAAGCTTGGCTTCAATGGTTTTATAAATTTCATATGACATCCCAAACGGCAACATCCCACATTTGATAAGTTGCATGCGTGTCAGTCCCACCCACTCACCCTTTGGATACAAAGGCCACACCTGACCAAGCGGTGTAAACAAAGGACAATCTCTGTCTGTACTAACCATTCCGTTAGACGGGTCATACCATGCTGTTGGTTTCATGTTATTTCCTTGATGCCGTGGGCGGCTTGTCCCCTTGCTCTGATGGCCTCTGCACAGTCAATGCAAGTCACATCCCACATTGACTTGTCTGTGTCGCTGTATTCGTCTGGTGCTGGCAATCCCTCTACCAACTTTGCACAGGCTTCACGCTCTGCCAACACTGCTTTTGCAACTTCATCAATCACGGCACTGCGTTCAGTATTTTCTACATAGCGCAAGATCTGATGCTTGCGTGACCCCTGCATTCCCCAGTCACCTTGCTTCTTAGCAAGCTCTTCGAAGGCTTCATCTTCTTCAGTTTTCATATCAATCACCAATGATGTATCACATTCACAATTAAAACAATGTCAGCTATTGCTGCCAACATCACCAACAAACAACTCATCCTCTCTTGTGTCATGCCGTGGCCTTAGCCGCCAGATATAAGCCAACATTCCCCAAGCTGTAGCCAATGAAGGCAATGCCTAACCCAATGTTTCCTTTGACTAGCAAGTCAACAGCCACCCCTAGATATACTACACCAATGAAAGCAATAAGCCAAGCACTCATAGCTGCCCTCCCATTGTTTCATATTGCTTCAACACAGTCTTCAATGCAGCAATTAGCTCTTCGTCTTGTACATACTTAGACGCTCTCTCTTCATACCTGAGCAGCCATGTAAGTTCATCCACCACAATGGCTTCAATAGTTTCTCTTGATCGTTCTTGCATGGTTAGTCCCACAATCCTCTGTAATATTTACCAAACAAACGAAGGCCATTATCAGTTCGCTCTGCCTTTTCTTTCCATGTGTCTAAGCAGAAGGCTTCATCGTCTTCTTTAAGAATTTGTTTGAATGACCAAATCATTTCATCCATCACCCAGTCCCAACGCAGGAAAGCATTAGCATCCACATCCCACTCATTCTCTTTTGGTGGTGCCTCTGTAGATCGCAGATGTTGAGGCACATCCTCATCATCCACAAGGGCAGCACCATGATTGGTCTTCTTCAATTGCTCAAGCATGGGAACAATTATCTTTGCAAGTGTGTGATCCATTCCCCATGTGTCATGGGGATGAATGATGATGACATCCTTTGGTGTTCGCCATCTATGTAGCTTCTCAAAGGAACGCTCAAGCCATGAGCCATCAAGCTTAAGGCTTATCTCATCTCGCCTCTCCTCTGACACACCCACAAACCTGAGCAGGTCTATGAAGTGATGCATGCCGTACCAAGTTGGTGATGCCTTAAGAACAACTTTCATTTAGTCCTCCATTAAAAATAAAATGGTGATGAATACACCACTGATTACACAGCCAAGCAAGCCCAAGCCCAGCACAGTTAACACTGTTTCCATCATACAAATCCCCTCATTCTAGCTGCCACTGTAGCACCCTTCAATGTGTGTTTCAAGTAGGGAGCAACACTCTGTGGTGTGGCATGCCCTGTCATAGCCATGATGTTAGGCAAGGGCACCTCTGCCTCTATCATCTCAGTGACAGCAGTGCGCCTTAAGTCCATGAGCCTTAGCTCACTAGCTATCCCTGCCTTCTTCCTCACTTGATCAGCCACCCTAGCTAGGTTGGTCTGACTGTATGGCAACAACCCTCCCATCCTGTCAGCCATGTTAGAGGGAGCAATGTATTGCTGCCACCCATACTCCTCATGCTGCTGCCTAAGCATCTCTTGCAATCCTTGTGAGCTTGGCACAGATATCCTAGCCCTACGCTTGCTCTGCTCCATGCTTAACACACCAGTGTCTAGGTTGTAGTCAGCCCATTTCAACATCCTCATGTCTCCCATCCTCTGTCCCCATTCATGTGCCATCTGCACAATGAGGCCAAGGTTGCGCCATTTAAATGAGCCATAAGCCACATCAAGGAAGGCTTTGATATCTTCCCTTGTCCACACCACTTTGCGGGGCTTGTCGCTCCTTTTAAGCACCTTGCTGAAGGGGTTGTGCTGTGTGAACCCATGCCGTATGGCATAGTTAAACATCAAACGATAGACAGACAGGCAGTGGTTGGCTAAGCTAACACTTTTTGCTGCATGTTCTTCATACACCTTCTGGCACATGGGGGTGTTGATGTTAGCTATCTTTGCCCATTGCAGAGGCACACCACCAACACGATTGAACAACCACACAGTGAGGTAGTAGTCGTAACTATCTCTGGTGGTGGGCACCAGCTTCTTATAGCTGATGCTTTCCTTGTAGCTCTTGATCAGGTCTAAGACACTGGCATTTTCTGTCAAGCTCTTGAGAGCTTTGCGCTCTGCTCTCCACTCATCAAGCACAAGGTTTAGTTCTTTGGCTCTGGTGTATGCCTTACGCCAAT